TTCGGCTTCAGCCTTCTCCAGCGTCATGTCGCCCTTGATATCAAAATCAATGAGCGTTTCGGAGCAGTCCTCGCATTCAACTGCCAGGTTGAGGATTTCCTCACGGGACTTCGCCGCCGCCATGACGCTGTTGCCGAACATCGGCCCATACATCCCTAGGGTAACGACGTGACCGCGGTGTCGCTTAAGGTACCAGTAGCTCATGCTTGCCCTCCTTGAGGCAGGTTTCGCACCCGCACTTCCACACGTTGAAGCATGACTCGCAGAGCCACTGACCGCTGGTATCCAGGGTTTCGCTCCACTCGTCGCCACAATTCTGGCACGAAACGTAATCGCTGTCTTCAGGGTTGGCCATTAGAGCCTACCCGTTCCGACGCAACCGCACGCGCAGTCCTCTGGCCCGGGGAAGCAACCGCATCCCTCTTTAATGATTCGCGCGCAGCCGTACTTCTCGGCGCGTCGGTCATCACACGATCCGCAGTACCAGAGAAGCTCCCCTGAGCCATTGTTGTCTGCGTACCATTCGCCGTCACCGTCCTCGCACTGCGAGCAGGTGTATGACTCTTGGGGGTCGCCGATAGGGACCTCAAGTAGGTTTGCCATCTTGTCCTCTCTTTCCGCCACCATCTGGTGACCCCACCATTGTAAGACCTGGTGAGTGGGCCGTCAAGTGGGTTCCCCCAGGCAGCCGTCGCCACCCGGGGGTTGATCCACCGACAAGGTGTACTGCCTTGTCTACGACTTCCCCGTTTACAGATCGGGCCCTAGTCGCCATCGCTCTCATGATCTCTCGCCGTTACGGCCGCTATACGATCCATGTATCGCCGACGGAGTGGCACGTGCCTGTTCAGCTACTCCGTGAGGAGAGAGTATAGCACCAGGGCCAGGGCGTCAATCCCCCCGGAGATTAAGATTCCTTAACAATTCCTTAACATTCGAAGTGCGGCCCGGAACCGAGCCAGGAGCTGCGAAAAGACTCGAAGTGGCACCAGGAGCCACCCGGGTAAAAAACGTCGCTCTCCGTGGCTCCTAGCCCCATCTACGTCGAAGTGGCATCACCGCCCGGAAACTAATTGTTTTTGGCACATACATAATTAGCCTGGAAAATAAATAGCGCTGGCGAATACATTGGCCCTAACGTAATTAGGCTGGCGAATACCCCGGGGGAGTATAAATAGGGCTGGCACATAAATAGGGCTGGCGAATACATTGGGCTGTTGACAAGCGCCCGTGGAGTTATTCATTAGGTCTGTGTATTGGGAGTGCGGATAAGATCTAATTGATACTATATGAAGAGATCAGTTAGCTACTCCTAAAGTCCAAAGTGTCCGGAAGGATAGAGTGAACAGTAGAGTGACTACTCATTCGATACTGGCTACTTCACGATATGACGTTCTAAATTCGAACTGGAGAGTAGGTAGCCAATCCGACTCTAAATACGCTAGCCAAATACCCATCGGCAATAAATATGATTAGTAGGTGGCTGTTAGTTCTTTCAGTGAGTGAAACGAGTATAACGCCATAGTCCAAGGTCGTGATACAACATGCGGTGTTCTCTGTGTTATGAGCACGAAAAGAAAAAAATTTTCCCCTAGACGCACTTCTTGTGGTAGGTGGCAAACGCCTTCTTGGACTTGCCGGTGAGCATCACGATCTCTAGGACAGTCTGAGCTTCCTTAGGGAGCATCGAACCACCGCACTTACCACAGGGCTTCTTCATTGGCCCTTCACGGTGTACGGCACCATTGACTGCTGTCTTTTTCTTTGACGATGACATGGGGGAGAGTGTAAACCATAGGGGCCCCGGTGTGTGTTGTAAAAAATTTTAGATTGGGGCCCGGGTGGGGTGCGTTTTCCATGGGTCCCTGCCCCCAAACAAAAGTATCATCTAGGGTCCCTGCTCCATCCGTGCTGGTCCCGGTTCAAATCCGTGCTCCAGATCGACCACCAGTGCGCCACACATGTGGGTTTACACTCCATCAGTCGCACCTGGCAAAATAAATTAGGGTGCACAGGGAGATGTTATGGCAAAAGCTAAGCGTGAGTCCAAGAAAGAATACTGGCAGGAATACGAGCATTTGGGCTTCCTTCCTGAAGTCACCTACGCAATTGGGTGGGAGACAGAGTTCCTTGGGCACGGGTCACACTTCTCAAAGGACGGTCAGGTGTTCGTTGCCGTATACGACCGTAATGCCATGGTTGAGCGTCTAGCGACAGAAGCGATGGATGAGTGTACGGAAGATGAGTGCCTTACTGAGTGCGATCACCATGGGGAGGCAGACGAGTACATCTCGTTTAACGTAGAAGGTGCGTATATGGGTCCAGGGATGCCAGTCTATCTCTCCTTTGCCGAAAAGGATGATGAGTTCCTTAGGGAGTTTTGAGCCCTTTTGGGGCCTGCCTCACGGCACCGAGACCCTCACCTCACGGCTCAACCGCCTCACGGCGTTTTCGGGCCGAGCCTGAGGCTCTCTGGCCGGACAATGATGTGCAGTGCCATATTGACCTGGTAGAATAGCCAAGCCGTCCGGGGACCATGTGGGAACCGGCGGCTAAGGAGACAAATGCCTCAACCAATAGCCAATATCCCACCAATCTCCTGCTACGTCCGCAAGGAGTACCTGCGTGACCTGCAAGACGGACACGGCGAGTTCACCCCTGCCTACTGGGTATCCGTGAAGGCGATCCGCCATCGTGCCCTCTACATTGAGGCGTTCCTCCCTGAGTACGGGGCGCTCTATGACAAGCTTCCGATCAGCGCATTCGTCTCTCGACCAGAGACCCCGAAGCCTGACCTTTCCCTTGGAGACCTGCAACTCTGGGACGCCAACTCAACCCAGGTGGCAGTTATTGAGAAAGCAGTCCTTAAGAACATGCGCTGCAAGTTCCGGACACAGGATGGTGGCTGGCACCACGGACACTACCTCTTCACGGTAGACATGGTCCACTCTGACCCAAACGAGATCGACGCCAATTGGGCGCGACTACCAGCCGAGCATAAGTCGTACAACTTCATCCGCCTGGACAACGGGCAGTACTCAGCCCAGCCAAACAACCGAGTTCTCTGGGAGGATGAGGCCCTGGTGTTCAAGACCCCGAAGATGCCCGATTTCAAGGTAAGTACCAAGGAGTTCTCCGCTGAGGCGGGGCGCTGGAAGCTTGGCGATGAGGACAGTTGGAGCTATGATGAGCAGGATGCGAAAGCTGAAAAGAAGTTCCTACGCCCGATCAACCCTGATCCGGTGAAGGCGATAGCAAAGGAGGTACACCGTGGAAGACCTAAGACCGCTCGACGAGAAGCTTGACGAGAGACTTACTGAGGAGAGCTTCACTACCGAGAGCCAGAAGTTCACGTTAGGATTTCGACTGATATTGGGATCTGAGGGGTCGGTAACCGCTCTGCCTCCTGATGGGCACGAGAAGCACACGATGACCGATGAGCAGATCATTGAGGCTGTCCGACACATGGTCGAGGGCGCCGAGGTCAACATTGTCGGCAGCAAAGACTGAGGGCAACGACCCGGTCATGGGCATGTGCAACTACTGCAACGAGCTCACCCAGGTCTACGAGCAGGAGGACGAATACCGTTCTCTCTTCCTGGTCTGCAAACGCTGTATCAAGGACATCTTCGTCCGCATCGACATTGATGAGGCCCGAGATCAATGAATGATATTTCCGTAGTCGTTCCGTACCGCGATCGGGCTGCCCACCTTGAGCAGTTCGTTCCGGCGATCATCAAGGCAATTCCAGGCGTGGAGCTCCTCATAGTCGAACAGGGGAACGACAAGGCGTTCAACCGAGGAGCGCTCTGCAACATCGGATTCATCTTTTCCTCACACTCACATATCATATTTCACGATGTCGACATGATTCCTGAGGACGTCGATTACTCCCCGCAAAACGGCGCCACGCATCTCGCAACGGCTGCAAGCCAGTTCGAGTACAAGATGCCCTACCTCCAATACTTCGGCGGGGTGACGATGTTCGACCGGGGCTCCTTCGCAGAGTGCAATGGGTTCCCAGCAAACTACTACGGGTGGGGTCTGGAGGACGATGCGCTGCTCGACCGAGTACACCTTGCCGGTATCGATGTCTTCAGGCGAAATGACCAGCGGTTCCTTAGCCTGGACCACGAACGCCCATACGGCAATAACCCGCCGAAGGAGAACATCGATATCCACTTCAAGGCACTTGGCTCCAAAGAGGCGGTCCTAAGAAACGGCCTGACGACGATGAGCTATACCCTGCAGTCTGTAACAAAGCAGGAAGGCTACACCCATATCTTGGTAGACATTTGACAGGTCGATTAAGACCTGATACGGTGGCTAGATTGGCGTGAAACTGCGCCGGAAAGGACAGGGTATGGCAAAGAAAGAGACCAAACCGGAAGACTGCCAGCTGTGTGCATGCGTCGGCTGCTCCGAGGGAAACTGCTGCGAGCACGAGGGAAGGCGAGACGTCTGGGAGCAGCTTTCCAGCGCAACTGGCCACTCTTACTTCATTCAGGACATCTTCAAGCGAAAGATGAGCGACCTATCAGACGCCTCCCTTGCGCTTAGCGTCGGCTTGAATAATAAGACGCTCGAGTGGGAAGAGCGTGCTGCCATCTTCTCGACCGGCGTGATGGCAATCCAGAAACTTATTGATATAAGCGACTACGAGTACGGTCAGGTGTACAATGACCCCAAGTGCGTTGCTTGCCAATGCGCCCTATGCAGGAAGCGGGGGGAAGACCTCATGCGACGAAATCACGGAAACTGGGGTGAGCGACCATACACCAACACGTGCTGTGGCCATAAGGAGATGGACGTCCATGGCGATGGGCTTCCTTTTTAAGTGAAGGAGAATAAAGATGGCAGGGAAGAAATTTCGACCGAAGAAGAAAGTACGTTCCGCTACGCGGCCAAGATTGAGCCTGGGGGAGATGGCCCCGAGCCTGTTTATCTTGACGGTGGTTTGTATTACTTTCGTGGTGGCGCAGGCCATTATCAGGGCGAAGTGATGTGGGGATTGATGGAGAACGCTAAGGAGTACGCCATGGTAGAAAATATGTCCCTTGAGTCCGGGTACACGCTTTGGCGACAAGGAGGCATGCGGCCAATCCTCGCAATCTACGTTGCGAACAACCGTCCATGCGAATGTGGGAATCCAGCCGAACCAAGCGGGCTTAAGTGCTTCAACAGTAATCACGAGACAATGCGCAACGAGATGCGCAGCCTCAAGGTGGTGTCCCCATGATAACGGGAGATTTTCTTTTCGCTTTCGCACAGGCAATTCTCTTTGGCGTAGGCGTAGGGTCAGTTGTGCTGTTTGGTGACGCCGTGGCTACGTGGGCGCTCAGGAAGCTTGGTTTCAACGTATGGACCGGCGACCTTGTTGCGTTCATCACGGCAGCACTGCTTGTTATTTTTAGCCTTGCATACGTGGTGATTTAAATGTCAAAGAAGAAACGATTCAAGCAGCAGTCAAACCCACAGCCAAAGCCGCAGGCGGCAAGGTTTAAGCTCGCCGTGTGGACGCCGTCCTTGACCGGCACGTTTAACGTCGGGTACGTCAACTCAATCCTAAAGATGCAAGTTGAGGCCCAGCGGGTCGGCGGTAAGTTCTCCTGGGGCGTTGTCCCCGGGATCTCGATCCTTCCTGTTGCACGGAACCGGTCGGTTGTGGAGTTTCTGAAGGGCGACGCTACGCACTTCATGTTCCTGGACTCAGACGTTGGGGTCAACGCGCAAGACGTGATGGTTTGCGTGCTGTCTGGGCTGGAGTTCACGGCGCTTCCATACTCCAGAAGGGCGTTCGACCCAGCACGAGCGCTCTCCATCATCCAAGGCACTCCCGGTATTGAGCCGAAGAGCATTGCTTCGATCCTGGCTCGACCGGCATTTGAGTTCCATGGGACTGAGCCGAAGGAAATCGACCCAGCAATTTCAGAGCTCGGCTTTGTCGTTTGCGATCGGGTCGGAACCGGGGCGATGATCCTTCGACGAGAGGTGTTCGAGAAGATGGCGCCTATTGTCGACGAGTACCTTGACCTGATGAATGAAGAGCAGGAGACCATTACAACCAAAAACTTCTTTGGGTATTCACGCAAGGAGGGCTACTTTCAAGGTCGACGCGAAGACCTCACATGAGGGGAGCATCCAGTACGGATACGACTTCCAGGCCCTGGCCGATATAGCAGCAAAGGCAAAAGACGATGCAGGGGCCTAAGTACACCATCAGTCTAATTCCCGACGACTTCGTGCTGCAGGAAGACGGCGACTGGAAACTGGCGAAAATTGTCAAGTGCCCGGAGGAATACAGGGATCTTATTGCTGAGTTCTACACGCTAAAAGCACACAAGGTTTTCGGACTTGACGACCAGATCGTGGACCTTTATGATGGGGTCTACGAGCGAATAGGCGCCATAGTTGCGCACTGGAGGTCACGCGGAGCGATTGAGTTTGCGGTATTTAGCGAAATCGAAGACGCTGAGGGCTTCATGGAAGCAATTCTTGACCTAGAGCAGTCCAGGGGAAAGTGGAACATTAAGTGACCCACGACACGTCGGATCAGTGTATGCATAGCCTGGAGATGCTGCGGGAGACCCTGCACATCGACAACTGTCTGCACTGCGTCTGGCAGGAGGCCGAAAGCGTAGTCGGAAGCTTCTCCATCAGGGGGGCGGACGGCCAGTATGTGGCCCAGGCGGACGGACTTTCAGCTTTCGGAAGAAGCGCCGTAGAAGCGGTAAGGAACCTAACAAGAATTTTGAGCTAGGAGAACTTATGGAAACTGTTGATGAAATCATTAATAAACTCGCCTCACCGAGGCTAGAGACCAGGCTTATGCTCGACGAGATCCGATTCCTCTGCCAGTATGATGGCGTGACCACCTGGCGCGCTAGCGGCACCATCATGCGATACCCGGAGTACGGGCATGGCGAGAGGGTGAAAGTTTTCGGCGATGGCGAGGGAATCCTCGGCGCGATCCAGGCACTTGAGCGACGGTTCAACATTACCGTCGGACAACGCTGGGGGGAGTAGCTCAAAGGTTAGAGCACCGAGCTTATATCTCGGCGGTTCCTGGTTCGAGTCCAGGCTCCCCTACCAAAAAGAAAGGATTTTTATGGGAACCATGACAAACGCAATGTTCGATGCAAGGGTTATACCGGACAGCGAGCTTATCGACACAATAGTGAGGCCGCACAAGGTGCTTGGCGCAAAAGACGACCCAGAGCTCGGGCCTGTCTTTACCTGCATCAAATGCCAGGACGAATGGCCAGCGGACTACGACTTCTGGGCCAAGCCGACTCAAGGCGGAAAGTGCTTGGCGTGCGAGTGGGAGGACCGACCTGAAGAGATGCGGACCAACGCGCACTACGAGCGATGGAACTCCCGACGACTGCAGCGCAAGCGCCAGGCACGTCTTCGTGAGATTGGCAGGGAGATCGGCATTCCACACCGGCACAACCGTGTTCGAGGGAAGAAGGCGCCTAACCAGATCTCGCTTGGGCTAGAAGTCGGAAATGACTGAAAATACACAAGATGGTGTGGACATGTCAAAAGATAAGGACTTGACACGCCAAGACGCAGAAGCCATAATTCGCACATGTCCAAACTGCGGTGAGACGCTAGAGGACAGCAAGTGCAAACTTATTTGCTCGTGCGGGTATTTTGCAAGTTGCTCGGACTACTACTAAGGAGGAAACATGTTTATTAAAAACGCTGTCGTTGTGGCAGTGACGGTAGCCCTAGAGGTTGCCGGTATCTCCGCCTATAACCATGTAACTAACCCAGTACAGCCGAGGGTGGCGATCCCTTTGAGCGAAAGGGACGACTGGCAACACGAGACTGAGCTCAAGCCAGACCTGTTTGCCTCAGGCAAGGCAAGCTGGTATGACGCAAGCAAGAACAATGCCTGGTACACCAGGGAGACTGAGTGGGGGGCTCCGGTGGAGTTTTACGCAGCCGCTGGCCCTGACCTGAGGGCGCTCGTCCAGGCGCTCTACACCACGAAGATCAACTGGGGGGTCACCATGTGGAGGAAGTTCGCCGCAAAGGGTACCCGCCCACAGTTTATAGTTACATCAGTTGTTACAGGAAAGTCAATAGTCGTTACCGTGACCGATTGGTGCGGCTGCTATAGTGGCACGGTGAAGGACAAAAGTGATGATAAGATCGTCGACCTTTCACCGAGTGCGTTTGTTGCACTCGGGCTGCCTCTCTCAAGGGGAGTGGCAGACGTAATTATTGAGCCAGTGAGGTGATCAAATGAGCTGCAATTGTTCGGTAAACCTTTCTGATCTACACGAGATCGCGCGAGAGCGTGGGGCGTCCCTTGGGGTGCTGACCATTGAGGTCTCGTATGATTATGGTAAGCCAGAGGTGCTTGTTCAGGCGGACCTTGACCGCGGAGACGGCGAGGACGCGGAGACTGTGCTTCTTGAGACTAAGGCCAACACGATTAACGGAGCGTTGCTGAAGATAAAGGCAATGGTCGAGGATCTCAGGGTTGCCGGGGAGTAAGCAGGTACGACCCCAGACTACGTTCGGCGAGGGCCAGATGCTGCGCCTACTCGCGCAGTTCTACGGCAAGAACCCAGTTCGTGTTGAGTGGGCCGACAGCCTGGTGGAAGACCTTTCAAAGCACGGCGTAAAGATCTCCCTATCCACCGCAAGGGCGTATGTATATGGCATGAGGAAGCCGAGCAAGGTTGTCCTCGATGCCCTTGAAAAAGTTAAGGCTGATCGCCTCGGCAAGTCTGATCCTGAAATCCCTCAGCACATTCAGGTCGAGGTCGAAGCCCTTAATACAAGGCGACTAATCAAAACCATCACGCTTGACAAGCGTCACAGGGCCATGGACGAGCGCTACAAGCACATTGCAGAGGCTGCGAGGGAGGCGGGTGCCAAGATGTCCGTTTACGCGGATTGCGTACAGGCGATGTGCACGATGTGCGTCGGACCAGGTGGTGCTTGCATGATTACCGATTGCCCGCTACGATCAGTGTCTCCGATCCCACTTGGGTATGGAGCGAAAACAATGGCAGAGACAGAAAAGGAGAACAGGAATGTCTGAGTGCACAAATGAGTTTTGTACCTGCAACGCGATTGCGGCTGGCGCTGCAATCCCTCACGGCTCGAGCTCGCCAGTGGGGCGAGATTTGAGCTACGGGCCAATCACCACCTATACAACGTTTTCCGCCTACCAGGACAATGCCGGGAGAACTTCCGGAGCCTGGCGTGAGATGGACGAGGGTCGGGCAAGGGTTGCAATTGCTGCAATGGGCCTCACTGGTGAATCCGGTGAACTTGTTGACTACCTCAAAAAGTGGGTCGGCCACGGCCACCCGCTAGACACGGACAACGTTGAAAAGGAACTCGGAGATGTGCTTTGGTACGTCGCTGAGCTCTGTAATGCGCTTGGCCTTGACATGGACAAGATCGCTCAAAAGAATGTCGAAAAACTGAAGGCGAGGTATCCAGATGGCTTCTCCCAAGCGGCAAGCATCAATCGCAAGTCCTAGGACGTTCGAAGAAGCGTTTGAGGAAATTTACAAGGAGGCATTTAGCCTTCTGGTAGATAAGCAGCGCCGGTACGGTGACTCAAACATTGAGCAGCTAGGTCTTCATGGGGTGATCAGCAGGATTGCTCACGACAAGACCGCCCGTGCAAAGAAGTTCCTCAACGGGAAAATCGAGAACGGCGTGGTGATCCTTGACAAGCTCCCAGACGGGCAGGGCGAGTCAATGGAAGATACCCTGCTTGACATCGCCAACTACTCGCTGATTGCTGTTGCGCTCCTGCGTGGCGAGTGGGGCCACCCTATGAAAGAAAATGTTAATACCGATAAGATTTAATGCGTTCAGACTTCCGTCGATTATTTTCGGCGGCGGTCACCTCCTCAAGGTGGGAGGGGTTAACGCATTTACGGTTCTGACACAGGTGGTCAAGTTGAGTGGTGCGTGGAATGTCACGAACCTCTCTTTTGTAGAGCCACCTGTGGGAGCTCACCTTCCAGCCACGCCACTTAAAAGCGCCGTACCCATTCGGGTCAGTCGCACCGGTCCAGAACCAGCAGGTGGTTGTTTTTTCAACCATTGCCATGAATCTGTCCATTTCAGCTTGGGTGTATGTTGAAGGCATGCGTGGTATTGTACATCCATGAGCGATAACCAAGACCGCTGGGTTGGCGACGTACCGCATTCCTGGAAGGGCGGATACTGGGGTGCGACCTGCCCCTTCTACCCGGACCATGGCCCAATGTGGGTTACCAAAGATGAGCTCTACGTGTGCTCCCACCGCGCGCACGACGGATTCTGGGGCAACATGCCAGACCTGCCTGGATACGCCAAGTTGAGAGAGCAGTATCCTGACGGTATCGTTCCTGTGACCAAATCTTATTGGAGATCGTCCGATCTTGTCAGGCACTACTGGCCGGACGACTCAGCGGCAGGGAGCCAAGCCGTCCGGCAGGAAGTATTATCACCGGATTATGAGTCAATAGACGGATTAGAGAATCCTGCGCCAGAGGCTAATTCTTAGCCCTTACGACGGCTATCCAGCCAGCCTCCATATCGTCAAGCGTGGCGTAAACCTCCCCAAGCTCGTCAGTCAGGACAAAGGAAGATCCGTCCTTGCTGGGCGCAACATCAACCCCGGGCATATCTAAAACGCCAGAAAGGTGAATGGCGTACGCCAAGTCTGTTGGCGGCTCAGGATAGGTTTCCTCGATTTTGGCCATTTCAGTAGTATACAGCAGAAACCTGTGATAACATCTACCTATGGAATCAAATATTGCGCAGGGGATTTCCCATCTCGCCATCCCTCTTTTCGACGTAGCCCCGCACCCAAAAAACGCGCGGCGCGGCGACGTGGAGAAGATTGCCGAGAGCCTGAAGAAGTTTGGGCAGCAAAAGCCTATCGTCGCACAGAAAGGCACAAAGTTTGTCATCGCCGGTAATCACACCTGGCATGCGGCGAAGAGCCTCGGGTGGGAGACGATTGCGTGCCACTTCACCGACCTGTCGGAGAAAGAGGCGCAGGGATACCTGATTGCGGATAACCGCACCAGCGACCTGGCGGAGTATGACCCGAAGGCGCTGGCAAGGCTGCTTGTCGACATGCGGACCGGTAATGATCTCGAAGGTACGGGATTCATGAGCTCCGACGTAGACGCCATCCTCAGGGAGAGCCTGATCCTCGCAGACGAGGTTGGTTCATTCCTGGATGATTTCATCTCGTCTCTTGGCGACGGACCGGATCAGGTCCAAGGGGCGGAGCTTGACGGGGAGAGGCTGGTCAGGCTTTCTTACGAATCCGCCGGTGGCAGGCCGGTTGCAATTAAAAAGCTTAATGTTACGGAAATGATTAGGCTTATGAGAGGAATCGATAGTGCCAGGGACAAATTCCGAGTGGAATACCCAGGAGAGGCATTGTCAAAGATTGTGGAAGATTGGAGCGAGGAAAATGGCTGAGCTACTTAAGATTATCAACGTTGCGGAGTTGGCGCTGGCTAAGCCCGATACCGCCATCCCAGTGGTTGGCGCAGACGCACGCGGGCAGAATATTGCCACAAACGGGAAGCTCGGCGCAGACATCCTCTGGGTTCCGTCTAACGCCTCCTTCCCAATCCACACGCATCCGGGCGATCATCTCCTGATGTGCCTTGAGGGCGAAGGAACCATCTCGTTTGACGGCCAGAAGATTGACGTTCGACCTGGTGATATGTATATGATCCCTGGCATGATTCCTCACGCAGTAGGTGCAGGTGCTGCAGGCCACGTCTTGCTTGCAATCGGCAGCCCGCACAAGCCAGTGGACGCCCCTGATCGAATGAAGCCAACTGACTGGCAGGGAAATGCCGTAGAGGCCCCGATATTCGATGACAGCGAGGCGAAGAAGCAGGACGAATAATGCCTGTGGCAGGGCTCACATACGGACTCGAGCTTGAATGGGCTGACACAACGCGCTCGATAGAGCTGCCGAGTGACCTTGCCTCGTGGAACCTGTTTGAAGATACGATCGTGAATAGCGACGGAACATCGAACGATCAGCTCGGCGACAGGGGCGGTAAAGGCGGGGAAATTAATACCGTTCCAAGTGACAGCAGCGATCGCCAGGTAGAGATTGCGAGTTCGCTAATCAAGCTGTTTACCGATGCCGGGTGCCCTCCAACCGTAAACTTTAAGACCGCTATGCACGTGCACATCGGGTACGACGGGGTAAAGGAAGACCTTGGGGCAATGAAGTTGCTAATTAGCTACGTGTCCAAGTACCAGGTCGAGCTCCTCTGGTCGACATTCAAGCTAGCAGAGCCGAAGCCCCAGCACTACGAGTCAATGGACGACTATAAGTTTGCCCTGGAGTATTTCCGGAAGTATACGGTTCCGTATCGTGGCCACGTCTACTCCCCGGAGACGGTTAGCCGGGCGCTATCAGCCTCGACAACCGACGAGTTCTTCGACATCATCCGACCTGTCCAGGATGAATTTGATGAAACGGACCGATCGTTTATCAATCTATCGAGCATCGAGAAGAATGGAACCATCGAATTCCGTCAGTTCTCATCCACGACAAACACCGATCAGATTCGAGACGCCATAGACTGGTGTGCCGCGTTTGTCCAAGAGGCACTTGGCGAGCAGCGTCATCCGCTAGAGTTTATGAGCGATCAGTACTACGACCTTCCAGACCAGCTATACATCGACGCCAAGCTGGAGAGGGCATATCGAGAAGATTATCTTTTGAATGCAACGGGAGATCACGCAGTAGCGCTCAGGGGAAGGGAGGCAAAATGGCGATAGAGATTAAGGAGATTAACTGGAGAATCCCATTTGCCCTGCGCAACTACGGTCCGAACTACATGACCTACGGATTTGAAAGGGCAGCAGAGCCGTCAACGACGTGGTGGGGCCTGTACGTAGACGAGAACCTGGTCTCATTTGGGCGACTTGACATCCCGCCACGCGGCGCGTGCACGCTGGGCTCTCTTTGGACAATGCCGGATTATCGCGGCAAGGGATACGGGAAGATGCTTGTCGAGCACCGGCTGAAGCTTGTCGGGGATCGAGACGTCAAGACAATAACTAGGGCTGCTGATATATACGAAAAGTTTGGATTTGTCAATGCAGGTATTGTCGCCCAGAGAGACGAAGGTACCTGGTTCCGAATGATTCTCAAGCGAGGAATGCCTGGCAAGCTTTCGAAGAGGGCGATCATTGTCGACATCGACGAGACACTCATCGATAGCGAGGGAAATACCATTCAGTCAACACTAGACTGGGTCCAGGAAAATCGGAAGGGTAGGTCAGTTATTGTTCTGACGGCAAGGGCCGAAGAGTCCAGGGAGCGCACTGTGGAAAGCCTAAAGAAGGCTGGCCTTAAATATGACGAGCTGTTTATGAGCGACCTTCCTGCCGGTGCATATGTGGAGTCAAAGCGCTGGAGGGTCAACAAGCTTCTCGAGGACAACTACATCCTAGACATGGCAATAGACGACGATCTTGACGTGCGAAAGATGTACGAATCCCTTGGAGTTGGCGAGGTCGTCGACCCGGAGGAACTCAATGGATAGCCTCGATATTCTAACGTTTGACCCCAGGACCGGGGAGTCAAGGGCCAAGTTTGAGTCTGCCACCGCAAAGACGGTAATGGAGGCGCTTTCTTCTGCGCGGACGGCCCTTCCGAGCTGGGCTAATTTGACCCACGCTGAGCGATCGAAGTTCATGTTCCAGCTAGCTGACGGCATGGAGCGAAAGATCGATGAGCTCTGCATGTTCGAGTCGATGAACACCGGAAAGCCAAGGTCGCAGGCCCTTAGTGAAATAAATCACGCAATCGACACTATCCGTTTTTTTGCTGGCGCAGCACGAACGCAAACGTCCACAATCCCAGGCGGCTATATGGAAAATACATTCTCGTATGTGACAAGAGAGCCAGTTGGAGTTGTCGGCGTCATTCTCCCTTGGAATTACCCAACAGTGATCTGGGCCTGGAGAATTGGCGCGATTCTTGCCTCCGGGTCAACAGCAGTAGTAAAGCCAGCAGAGCAAACCCCATACTCGGCCGTACTCCTGCAAGACATCTGCCTGGAGAACCTTCCATCCGGCGTTGTGTGCACAGTACTTGGCGGGGAGGATACTGGCAAGGCAATGACATCAGCAAACTTTGACTGCATCGCCTTCACCGGGTCAACCTCAGTTGGCAGGGAGATCTCAAGGGAGGCATTTCCAGCAAAGACATCTCTAGAGCTAGGTGGAAACGGCCCTGTAATTTTCTTTGAGGACGCGCCAGGGCGAGCGGCAAAAGACATCGCCGCAGCCGCGCTCTACAACAACGGTCAATCCTGCGCAGCGCCAGCACGTGTTATCGCTGTTGGCAAAGCCGCCTTCGAAAGGGCGGCCAGGGAGCTCACCGAGGAATTTTCGTCAGTGCCAACAAACATGCCGTCAATCAGCATCGAGCAGGCGGAGAAGATTGAAGCGTTCATCTCCGAGACCAGTGGTGACGTAGTCCGAGGTACCACGACCCAAGAAGCAGGTAAGGAAGATTGGGGATATTGGGTAAAGCCAGCCCTTGTGATTAACCCATCACCAATGGATGACGTTGTTTCCTGCGAAGTATTCGGACCGGTCTTGACAGTTCAGCTTGCATCCGATCTTCGACAGGCTGTTGAGATGGCGAATATGTTTGGCCCCGGGCTTTCTGGTTCGGTATGGGGTTCCGATCTGACAAACATCAAGGTATGCGAGCAGGCGATGGATGTAGGTGAGGTCTGGGTCAACTGCCACCTTGCCCAAACCCCAGAGATACCGCATCCAGGAAGAGGATTGAGCGGAAACGGTGCCGACATGGGGGCCGACGCAATCCGAGAGTACCAGCACGTCAAGGCAGTACACGAGAGGTACGCACGATGAGGCGCAGGTACCCGGGGCTTGATATCACCAACAATGGCACAATTGCTACGAATACACGCCGCGGGAAGAAGTGGGACGACGTAACAATCTGGCGAGCATATGACGAAATCGAGAAGTACGTCCCTACGTCGTGGCTCGAAGACAGGATCGACGAAGCAACCCGAAGAATTGAGCTGGCTAAGCAGAAGTATCCAGGGAAGGTAACAGTCGGATGGAGCGGTGGCAAAGACGCTCTTGTCGCAGAGCGAGTCCTTCGGATCGTCGGCTACGACGCCGGTGTTGCCGCGCTATACCGTTGCGCTAAGGTTGCGGAGATGCACGAGTACGTCGCCAACCATAAGCCAGAAAAAATCGAGATAATTGAGATAGGGCCGGATAACTCCTGGGTCATTAAGAATAAAAACAGCGTTTGGGGGCAGAACCCTCCGGCAAAACTTGCAAACTTTCACGCGCCAGCCCAGAGGGAATGGTGCTATAAGAACAGGTCGGCGCTGCACATCACGGGGAGGCGAATGGACGACCAGAACCACTGCGGAAAGCACGACAAGAACCTGGGCGGCGTGCAGGCCCCACGCGGCAGGGGAACGGTGAGCCTTGCCCCAATTTATGACTGGTGGCACGAGGAGATACTTGCCGCCATCAAGTACTTTGATCTCAATCTTGCCCCTACCTATAAAGGCCAGTACGGATTCATTATCGGCTCAAATAGCAATTGGGTTGACCTGGCTGACCTGGTTGGAAGGTCTGATATAACTCTCTTCCCAACCATTGTAGAATTTAGGGATTGGATTGAACGGGTTGCCCCTAAGAGCATTCCGGAATTTGATGAGATTATGAGCGCATGACAGAAGAGCAGAAGAGCCACTTCGACATTAACCCAGACACGTTCTGGGAGAGTGCGGCCTCGGCCAAGCACGGAACTAAGGACCAGCGTGAGTACGCGCCTAACAGCGTCCGTCGTCGTGTTGGGATTGGAAAGAATGTTTGGGAGGCAGCCCTAGACAGGATGAGGTTTATCTTCGCGAACTTCGAAGAGGTAGTCGTATCCTTCAGCGGCGGAAAAGATAGCACTGCGACCATGATGGTCGCCTATGAGGTTGCAAAAGAGCTAAACAGGCTTCCGCTGCGCGTCATCTTTATCGACGAGGAGGCTATCCCGTACCAGACAGAGGAGTACGTTCGAAGAGTTTCCCAGCTTCCAGGCGTTCAGCTTGATTGGTACTGCTTGCCGATTCGGCACCGAAACGCATGCTCGAGGGAGAACCCGTGGTGGTTCCCGTGGGCACGAGAAGAGCAGGATAAGTGGGTGCGACCAATGCCACCAGAGGCAAACGCAAGGATTGACGAACAGCCAGTACTAAAAGAATGGATGGAGAGGGCTCACGCCGACCCAGAGCTTCGTGTGATGTACCCGGACATCAACGACATCATGGCCGACCCTGCTGGGACTGGAAAGAAGACGATCATGCTTATCGGACTGCGCGCGCAGGAGAGCATCCGAAGAATGAGGCTTGTGTCAAAGCGCCCCGGGTCTAAGGCAAATTACATTGTTACCGACGGAATTGACAAGCACGGAGTTAAGCTTAAATCGCAAAAGTACACGCCAAGGATCTTCAAGGGATACCCGGTTTATGACTGGACGAATAACGACATCTGGACCGCAGTTAGGAAGTTTGACTGGGACTACAACCAGCTGTACCGGCATATGGTCATGGCGAAGATCCCCGTTAACAAGGTTCGAGTTGGCCCCCCTTACGGCGAGGAGCCAATGATCTCTCTTTGGATGTTCTCGAAGGTAGCACCAGAGGTCTGGGACCGCATGGCGCACCGTGTTCCGGGTGCGAATACTGGCGCAATGTATGCACACACCGAACTCTGGGGCGTCGGAATCCCGCCAAAGCCTATTGACTTGAGCTGGGAGCAATATATGGTGCACTACATTAAAAAGTTCCGGCCGGAAGATCAGAAGGTTATTGCGAAGCGGATTCGAAGGTGGATCGGGTGGCACCACGCCAAGACCAACGATCCAATCCTGCCAAATGCCCCACACCCACTCACCGGCATAAGTTGGGGCTTCCTTATGAGCGTGGCGATGCGTGGCGATTTCAAGAACCGAAAGGAGCCACCAGCGCCGAAGACTACCGAGCGAGAAAAGGCGATGGTAGAGAACTACAAGATCGAGTATCGTATGCTTGCTGAGAGCGGAGAGCTTTCAACCTGGAGAGTAAAGAGGGGATAGTATGGAAAAGGTAATAGGACGAGATAAGCAGCCGCTGGCGAAGGTTGAGTGGGTCGACCGCAATACGCTTCGCGCAAACGACTACAACCCAAATCACGTAGCGCCACCGGAGCTGGAGCTGCTAAAGCTCAGCATCATGGAGACAGGCTGGACACAGCCGATTGTGGCGCGTCGAAGCGGGGAAATTGTTGACGGATTCCACCGATGGACATGCTCCGGTGACCCCCGAGTTGGGGAAATGACAGACTTCCTCGTTCCGGTAGTGTTCATCGATGTAGATGCCGCAACGCAGCGTATGGCGACAATCCGACACAATCGCGCACGCGGTAGCCACGGCGTGGTCCGAATGGCCGACATTGTCGCTGAGCTTGCCGACGACATGAAGCTTCCAAAGGCCGAGATTATGCGACGCCTTGGAATGGACAACGAAGAGTTCGAGCGGCTGCTTGACCGAGGAGACATCATTAAGCGCCTTGCCAGAGATGACTTCAACGAGGCGTGGGCGCCAGAGGAGGATAAGTAATGGTTAAGGCAGTAGGACACCTTACCGGCTTTATCGGCGCTGGCCTTTTGCTTTACGGAGTCTTCGAGCTAAATAAGTTTATTGGCGCTGGACTTCTTCTGTTCTCCCTGTCCCAGGCGGCTATTCGGTATGTCGAAAGCCAAGGGTAAAGAAGCGGCCGTCTCGGCGATCGAGCGGCTTAGAGCAGTGCTCCAAAGCGGCTTCGCTAGCGGCATGTTCTCGGCGCCGAACAAAAGCGACGTGCTTGTTCGCGCGGCATACCTCCGTGGAGTATCCGACGCCATTGACATCATTCAGGAAGAAATAGATTCCAGGGCGGTTGTAGTCAAGTACAACTCATCGATTTCGGATTAGGTTGCAGTTCCGACTAGACTCGGCTAGACTGTACCCGAAGGAGGTGCCTTATGGCCCATGAAGTAGAAAGTATGGCGTTCGTTGGAAACCGGGGTTTGCCCTGGCACGCAGGAGCCACTGCAGGTTTAATTGAAAATCTTGCCGACCTGGCAAAGGCTGACCAGATGATTGTGGCAGCTAAGCTTGGATGGAAGGTAAACCAGATGCCGATCGTTGTTGACGGGATCGGGGCGCATATCCCAGACAGGGTGGCAAACGTTCGCGATTCTGACCACAAGGTGCTGGGAATTGTTAGCCAGCGATATAAGGTCGTACAGAACGATCGAATCTTTGAGTTCGCTGAGGACCTGTGTGGCGTCGGCGGGCGATTTGAGACAGCAGGATCTCTTCGCAACGGGGAGATTATCTTCTCATCAATTGAGCTTCCTCACGACTTCGTCGTTGACGGAGACGTCAGCAAGGTGAAGACATACCTTCTTGTTTCGAACGGCCACGACGGAATCCACGCCTTCAAGGCCTGCATCACGCCGGTGCGAGTCGTCTGCATGAACACCCTTAACGCTGCGTTCCGCGGCGCCAAAGACAAGTTCTCTATTCGCCACACCGAAAACATCGCGGGAAGAATCAATCAGGCTCGTGAAATTCTTAAGCTCACGACGTCCTACATGGATGACTTCAAGGTCATGGCAAACAATATGGCGCACACCGTAATCACGATCCCAGAGGGGTTGGCGATGGTTAAGAGCGTTTTCCCCCTTACCGAGGATGAGAAGCGCGGTGGAGCAGAGATGTCCATTAACGCCCAGAAAGTTATGGGCAATTGGCTTGAGTCGCAGAACATTGAGTCTGTCCGCATGACGAAGTGGGGACTATGGAACGCGATTACCGAGTTCATTGACCATGGGATGGCCTACCGCGGCGGCAAGACAAGTTCTGTCTCCGATGCAAAGGCTGAGTCAATTTTGTTCGACGGGTACGCAGCGCGAGCCAAGAAAGCTTCGCTCGAATCCGTCATGAGTTCCTGAGGTAGTTATGCCTGAAATTAACAAGCTCTACACACTAAGAGAAGCGGCGCACATTCTCGGAATCTCGTACAGCACGCTAAAGAACCAGATCTACTTCCGACGCCTGGCGGCAAAGAAGGACGATCGCGGGCACTACGTTATTAGCCGAGAGGAAATTGAGCGATACCGAGACGAGAGCCTCGGGAAGCAGCAAAATCAATACGGCAGCTGATGACCAGGAAAGATGAGGTCTTGTCCTATTTGACCGATCGAATCGGCCGATGGGTTGACGGCAGCGACCTTGCCAACGAAAAGGTTGGCGGAAGTGAAGGCCTGCGTCGGCTAAGGGAGCTACAGGAAGAGGGTCACAAGATCAGCACCCGCAAGCATCCTGATCCCTCGCGTGACATCTGGCAGTACATGCTTGAGCCGGGAACTGCGAAAGAGGTTCAATGGCGCTGCACTAAGTGCAAGCATGAACAGGCAGACTCGCTCATAACAGATCACGCAAAGTCTCTAACCATTGCTGACGGGTATGCCCACGAATACTGCCAAAAGTGCATAAGCAGGCAGCTGTTTAAAAGGCTATAGCGAAAGCCCTCTGCTTCCGGACGTGAAGTAGAAGGTTGATCCAGTTAGATCAGCAGCGTAGCCAAGGGCGTCAACCATGTCGTCGTGGGTGCTATTTGGGAACGTGAGCATCTCCCTCTCTAGGGCGTCTATGCCGGGACCGCCCTTCAAGTGAAAGACCTTCCCGGCCTCATACCTTGCAGCAAGGGCCCGAGCACGAATTACCTTGTCTCGGTCTGGGCGGACAGCCTTTGCCGGGAGCCTCGTCTCAGCGAGAAGCTCTCGGATAAAGGTTGCCTGGTACTGCACCGACTCGATGTTCACTGCTTCCAGGAATCGAGGCTCATCCACTTGGTCTATATCCTGTCCCTTTAGGCCAACCAATCTTGCTGGCCACGAGACGCGGGGGCTCGTCTCATCGTTGAGCAGCCCGCCGTCCTTATCGATACCAGTAAGCCAATACCGGTGCCCTTCCTGGATTCTTGATCGGTAGGCACCAACTACATAGAGGTTACCCGAGGTATCCTCGACTACCTCTACCGCAGCCGTGTAGTCAGACCGCTCGCTGGCAGAAGCGGCAAGGTCAACACCTATCCTGCGGGAACCGTGAGGAATCTTGTCAACGTGCTGGAGCCAGTCATGACGGAAGATGTTGCCACCCATCTGGGTCACGTCATTCTGGAATTGGAGTGAAAAGATCGGGCCTCCGAGCTCCTCCCGCTTCCTCTCGAGGTCAGCAAGGCTGAAGTATCCAGGCCATAGTGGCTTATTGTCCTCTATCGCGGCCCTCCGAAGCGTAGGTATGCCTCGAGCATGTAGCCTTGCGTAGAAATCGTCTTCATGCCACCTTGTCCCGATGTACCAGCGCTTTGCCCCAGGGACAAGCATCGGGTCGACAACTTGCCAGTAGATTTCCTCTGCCTTCTTTCTGGCGCCTGCGGTCGAGTTCTCTCGCAATCCAACCATGTCGTCTGCGAGAAGGATGTCAAGGCGCGGCCCAGGCTTTACGGATGTCAAGCCGTCAGCGAAGCAAGTCGTGTCCTTGCCAAGGTCCACACCCTTGACGATCCAGACTGCGTCCGTCCATTTCCTCCCAACGACGCCCTCCTTCGCCCACGGGAACACCTCTGCAAAGTAGGGGGACTCCACAAGCGTCTTAATTGCGCGGGATCGGGCAATACCGTCGCTCTGTACCGCCGTAAGTACACCAATCCGCACCTTGCCGCGAGTCTCGCCAACAAGTCTTGCAACCCTGTGTATCAACATTGTTGTCTTGGCGTGACCACGGGGCATCAGCACCAGGGCTGTGTCGTTCTTATCTAGAAACTTCTCCATGCCAACAAGGTGCCTTGGGAAGACGAGGCCGGACATGTACTCGGCGAAGGCTGCGTCGCTTGTGGCCGCCTGGACACGAAGCCACTCTCGGTACTGTGCCTGCGGACTACTTTGTGGGTTCGGTGAGGACAACTTTGTTCTCCGTAAACTCTAGGTTTTCCTTCTCGATGTCATCCTCATTCCTGAGATTCTCAGCCCACTCAGTGAGCCGAGCAGCGATCTTCTCGCTGTCGAGAGAGTCAATATTGTGCTCTTGGGCGATCATGACTGGACCGCCACCCTCGCCGGTGAGCTCAGTCTTCTCTGGGGCGTAAGCGCCAACCATCTTGGCGACGGTTTGCACAGCCTCCATCTGGAGTCTGAGGAAAGCAACTTCAGCGCTGCCGCCACGGGAGCGGGCAGCACCGGCCGCAGCATCGCGGCTTATCTGGCGGATTTTGTCCATGAGCTCACCGCGAACGACCGGGATGTCAAGCTTCTCGGCGGCCCACTCCTTCTTGATGACGGACATGTGGTGATAGATGCTATCGATGCTTAGATCGCAAGCCTTGGCTATCTGGGCGTACGGGACCCCGTTGAGATACAGGGCCTTAATCTTCTCTCTGAGGGCCTCCATCTCGGCCGCTGGTTTTCTTCCTGGTCTACCCATTTGGCTGCCTCCTTATTAGCAGTGTCAGGATATTAACACATATGTTATGATACACGCATGCCAGAAGACATTAAGATCCTTCAAGAGTCAATAGAAATGGTCGATACAGACTCCATCGACCCGCACCCGGAGAACCCGCGGGTAGGCGATATTGGGGCCATTATTAACAGCATGAGAACCAACGGGTTCTTTGGCGCCCTGATTGCCCAGAAGTCCACTAGGCACGTGCTGGTCGGGAACCATAGGCTTCATGCGGCGACCTGGCTCAAGATGCCACAGGTGCCGGTGATCTGGGTAGATGTCGATGACGTCAAGGCAAAGAAGATCATGCTAGCGGACAACCGCGTTTCGGACCTTGGAAGCTACAACGACGACGTCCTACTGAGCTTGATTAAAGACCTCACGGACGAAAAGGTCAACGTTGCCGCACTGGGGTACGACGACGACGACATTGAGGACATCATTAAGCGAGCAAACGAGCCGATGGACCTCGAGGTGGAGGCAGATCCGGAGAAGAAGGACCGAGTTGTACGCTGCCCACAGTGCAGCTTCGAGTTTACGCCTAGCAGACCAGGTCGCTAGAAAACGGGGCCTGAGCCTCGAAATCCTCAATATCCGGTTCCCTAAACCCTTCAGGGATGTCCATCCAGAGGATAATCATTCGGTAGGAATCGTCGTTCGTGGCCTCACCAAGCTTGTTTGCCGCCAGCACTACGGCGCCGCGAGCGTCAGCGGCCAGGTCCATCCAGCCGGGACCAAGAACCTTCCAATATGGGGTCTTGCCGCCGACGTGCCTAATAACGACTCGGATCTCTTCGTTCCGCATGATTTGATTGTACACGACGGGAAAGAGCAGAACACGCAACGGTGCCCACCAGCGCGCACTGAATGTATCATTAGGCAATGGTTGGCCTGTACGAAGTCCTATTCACTGCGCTCTCTGGAGACAACGACCTCCAGACGCTTCTGGGCGGGTCAAGTTCTGATAGGAAGATTTACCCGATAACCCATGACGGAGCGACCGAGCCACCGGCAGTCCGTTTCGCCATCCTCAGTGGCAATAGTGACATTGGACATCCAGTTGACAGACCAGTCATTGACCTAGAGCTCGTCTCGGCAACCGGCGTAACCCAGCTGAATCTTATCCAGGCCAGGGTTGATGCCATTGTCAATCGCAAGAGACTTTCTAATGCCAATATAATCGTTCATTTGTGCTATAAAGTATTCGAGGCTGACGAGTACGACCCGGAAGCCCGAGAATACAGGAGGATAGTCAGGTACAACCTGATTACCAGCTGAAACAGGAGAGAGAATAATGCTTACTCTTGGTAGCGGTACGATCAGCATTGCGGCATACCAGACGGGTGCTAATGCTACGACCCCGGGCTCCACGTACACGGCAGGTAACCTCTACACGATCGGTGAGATCGGTGGAGACGTTGAGTTCGACATCAATTTCCAGGAGAAGGAGTTCTTCGGTCAGGCTAACTTCGCAATCGCCAAGGCTTTCTATGGCGGTAAGGTCGAGGTTCGCGCCCGCCGAGTTGAGGTCAACGTTGCTGCCCTCAAGAACTTCTTCACCACGAACTCGTTGACGGCGCCAGATCCGGCCTCGTTCACGTATAACCCAGCTGTCAGTGGTGCATCGGCAAGCCTGCCTCGCCCGCTGTATGTGAAGTTTACGCACACGCGATCGGACGATTCGGCGAAGACCGTTAACATTCACCTTTTCAAGGCATATAGCATGAAGCTTACGTACCCATTCACCCGCGAAGACATCGCAGTGATGGATATTGACTTCTCAGCTATTGTTGACACGGCTGCGGCAGTGGGAACTACGACCACCCGGTCGATTCTTCTCGTCGAAGCCTCCTAAGAGGTAGAACATGCTTACGCTTGGTTCGGGAACGATACTCGCGCGTAAGTGGTATCCCGGCTCGACGCTGCAGCCGCCTACGGGCGTCTCGGCGTCGGGTACGGGTACCGGTTCCAGCCTTGCGGCTGGCACTTACTACGTACGGGTCGCATCAGCAAACAACTATGCAAATGGCGTCAGCACGCCAAGCGCCGAAGTGTCGGTGACGATTTCCATCGGCCAGAATATTCAGGTGGACTGGACTGCCCCAGGCACTGGCGCGACGCCAACAAAATACTTTGTATTTATTGGTACGTCAACAGGAAACGCAACAAAGCAGGCAGAGGTTAGCCACCCAACGGCTACGTACACGAGGAGCGCATTACTTACAGACGGCACGCCAGCGTCCTGGTATGGGATGCAGACAGTTGGGGAGATTGGTGGAGATGTCGAGTTTGCAATGGACTACCAGGAAAAGGAGTTCATTGGGCAGAACAACTTCCCAATGGCTAAGGCATTCTACGGCGGTAAGGCAAATCTTATGGCTAGAAGGGTCGAGCTGGCCCCGGAAAACCTCCGCCGCCTGCTCGCGTCGACATCGAGCTACACGGGGACATGGGGCACGAATGCGGTCGAAACCCACTCTGTACCAACGGATATCCAAACCCAGTTTCTTTATGTAGAATTTAGCCACCTTCGTTCGGATGATCCGGCAAAGACGGTGACGATAGCTGCCTACAAGGCCTGCGTATCGAAGCTGACTCTACCATTCACCCGCGAAGATATTTCGGTCATGGATTTGGAGTTTTACCTGTCCTATGACTCAGGTAACGCCGCCATCGTTCAGGTGTCGGCAGATTAGTTAGGAGAAGGAAATGGCAGGAAATAGCTTGGGCGATATTCGCCCCACAAACAAGGCGCTTAATCTTAATGACCTTGCGGAACTCGAAGAGAAGTTTGGCGCTCTAGATAGCATCAACTTCTCGAAGGTGTCCACCCTTAGGTACGTCCTCTGGCTGGTCCTCAAGAAGGAAGATGGCGCTCTAACACTCGAGCAGGTCGGAGAGCGTTTTGACCTCTCCAACCTCAACAAGGAGATTGAGCCAATCCTTGAAGCCTCAGGTCTCCGTGGTGACGGCGAGGGAAAAGCGCAAGAGGAGTAAAGTGGAGTGATATAGAGTGGCCAATGATTATGGCTTCATACGCCGAATCATTTGGCTACACTCCAGCTCAGTTCTTCACTTTAACCCTCAGACAAGTTGCTGCATTCGGCAAGTATGCTGAAAAGAGAGAAGAGGATATAAAGAAAAGTAGGAAGTCTTCAGGCTCATCTTCCAGTAGTTCCGGGTCGATCAATACCCTCGAAGAGCTCGTGGGTAGGTTTGGAACCCAAGAGGCAAAAGAAAGATTAATGGGAGATGGCTGAAGAACAGCTACAGTTTAATATTACGGGAGACGCAACAAAGCTCATTAGTGAGCTTGAGCGAGCCGCCCGTGCTGTAGCTTCCGCAAAAACAGCCTTTAACGGGATCAAGTCCACACTCTCTGAGGTCGCTCAGACGAGTAGCTCTCTCTCCGCTTCTATGGAGAAGGCGACCGGGTCGATAAACAAGTCCGCCTCCGCCACAAGAAGCAACACACAGGCTCTGTCCGACCTGGCCAACTCTGTAAAGTTGTTGGCTGGGTCGGTCAGTTCTCTGGACGAAAAAATTTCCAAACTTGCAGCCGCGACAACGCGGAACACTACCGCAACGCGGCAAAACTCCGCCGCAATGCGAGACGAAACCAACGCCGTCAACAATTCCAGTAATGCCGTTAGCGACCTAAGTCAAAGACTGGCAAACCTAGGTAACTCCGCAAAGGCCGCTAAGTCTGCGATGTCGGGGATTGGTGGGAATGTTCAGGTAGGTGGCGCTGGTGTAGGGGCGGCCCTAAGCACAGGGTTTAACGCGGCAAGGGCGTCCAGCGGGTTGCTAAATAACTCAGTGAAGGTCCTATCCGCCACTTTTAGCGGTCTTCGCGCAGTTGGAGGAATGGTCGGCGACGCCCTGTCGTCAGCGTTTAATCGCGTTAGGACTGCGATATCAAATACCTTTAACGCTAACTCTGGCCTACTTTCATCGCTGCGACAAAACATCAATTATGCGGTTCAGTTCTACACAGTAGGGCAGGCAATTAACTTTGTAAGAGGTGCCGTAGAGCACGTGACCAGCGGAATAATTGGATTTAACAGCCAGCTCCAGTACACAAGAATTGCATTCTCTGCGGTCTTCCGTGCCGACCAGGTTTTGATGTTCGACGAGGCGATGAAAACAACAGGGGGAAATATCGCCGAGTCGGTAGAGATGATGAATTCAAGAATCGCAGATTCTTATGGATCGCTTTCAAGCGGCCTTACTGGAACGTTTACCACAGCAGAAGAGGTGACATCGGCACTTCGCGCTAAGGCAAAGGCAGAAGCAGAAGATTACGTAGAAATTCTTCGGGAGTACGCAAACGTCACGCCATTCAAGCTTGAAGATATTACTTCGGCAAGCCGACGAATGGCCGCGTTCGGATTCCAGGCCGACGAGATTCTTCCTTCTATTAATGCCATTGGACAGCAGGTAGCTGCAATCGGAGGAGGCGGAGAGTTCATTGATCGCGTAACGTACGCCCTGGGTCAAATGCGCACGGCGGGTAAGGTATACGCACAAGACATGCTTCAGCTATCAAATGCTGGTATAGCAGGTTATCAAATCCTTGCAAACCACGCAGGTAAAACCGTTACAGAAATTAAAAATCTAGCTAAAAAGGGAATGCTCGACGGTAAGGTTGCTTCAGAGGTCATCTTAACGTATCTACAGCAGCGCTTCGACGGCGCAATGACCGATTTGGCAAATACATATCGAGGAGCAAAGACAACAATCTCAGACATGACAAGATCCCTCACGGCAGACGCATTCGTACCATTGTACAGCGCATTTGAAAAAGTTGCAATCAACTTTGCATCAATGCTAACCAGGCCAGAGGCCAAGCAATTCGCAGAGGATATACGCGATAACGTCATTACGCCAATCACGGAATTTATTTTTGACATTATTCCTGCTGGCATTGAAGGGATTGCGCAATTTGGAGCAGCCATCTACAACTCGGCGGTAACAGCTGGAACACCGCTTAACGCACTCGTAAATATAGTAGCCGCAGCAGTAGATGCTATCCAGCAGGGGATTCCAATTGCCGTAGATCTTCTTGGGAACAAGGCAGTACAAGCTGTTCTTGGACTTGTCCTGGCGTTTAAGCTTCTCCATGCGGTGATAATGGGAAACCCAATACTTGCCTTGGTGAGCATCGTTGTTGCATCACTTGGGATTATCGACAAGGTATTAAGGGCAAACGGAACTTCGCTTCTCGAAGTGTTTAAAAACGTTGTTGTTTCGCTTGAGCCGATAATCAACAATATTTTTGGTTTCATTAACGCGATCGTGCCGGTTATTGTTCAGGCTGTTGGGCAGGTAGTTCCGGTAATTCTTCAAATAATAGGTTCGATTGCTGGATTCATACAGTCAATTTATCCGCTAATAGAATCAATCGTTGTTCAGTTTATTGGAATCATTCAAAACATTATTCCTTACATTCAAGCAATTATTGGCCTGGTGTTTACAGCAATTCAGGCAATAGCACCAGTAATCGGAACCATTATTACTTCAATTCTCCAAATAGTCGACGCTGCAATGCCGACGATAAACTTCCTGATAGAGGCGGTATATGGTATTGCAACAATAATTATTGGGATTGCAACCGCAATCATCAGCGTAGTTGCACCAATCATTGACTTTGTGGTAAGGGCAATAACCCCAATTATTGTAGGAATCTTCCAGTTCATTGGAGTTCTTCTGCAGCTCTTTATGACAATTGTTAAGGTGATTGCTGGATTTATTGGGTTTGTTGCCTCGCTGGCACCGGTTCAGTTTGCAATCAACGCTGTTGGATTTGTTATCGGAAGGCTTGGTGATATCGCGGCTGGAATCTTTGGGTTTATCGGTGGGATCATAGGGTTTATTGCAAATGCTATTGCAACTGGTGCAAATTTTGCAATCGACATTATCAACGTTCTTATCGACGCATACAACGCCATTCCATTCCTTGACGACATTGGGAAACTTGATAAGATCTCCATGAAGGTCGAGGTTGAGCGACCGACCATGCCAGAGATTACCGCTGCAGACAGCACCATGGGTATCTCTGGTGACGCGATCAGTACACAGGGAATCAGCGACGTCGTCGGAACGCTGTTCGGAGACGAGCAGCAAAAGATCGAGATGAGCGCCGACCTACAGACAAAGCTCCAGTTCCCACCAGGATGGGGCGAGGGTGCACTTATTACGACTGGAGGCGGGACCGAGACCGGTGGTGGCGGTGGCGGAAAGACCAAGCAGCAGGAGCTCAACGAATTCCTTGCCGCTGTATCCAAGTACGAAAAGGCAATGCTAGAGGCCCTTAAGGATCTTCATCAGCGACGCCTCGATGACATAGAGAAGCAGCGCGATGCTGAAATTGCAGCCAAGGAAGAAGTCATTGCTGCCGAGCAGGCAAAGATCGATGAGATCCGTGCCCGAAGAAAGGCGCGAGACAAGGCCGACAAGGAACGAGACCTCCGCGACAAGATCAACCTCGCCCAGCTCGAGGCGTTCAAGGCTGGCGCTGACGCTCTAGCGGCATCGAAGGATATCACTGAGGCCCAGGCAGACCTGGCCGAGTTCATCCTAAGGAATCAAGAGGATGCGCTCATCGAGCAGTCTCAAGCAATCATTGACTCAACAAAAGAAGATATTAAGGCGATCGAAGAAAAGTACCGCCTCATCATGGACGCGGAGAAGGCTGCATACGACGCTGCCGTCGACAAGCTTAAGGAGCGCATTGCTGATCTTGTACAGCAGCTTAAGGATGGCAAGGCCAGTGTCGCTGACGTGCTGCAGGGTATCCAGGACGAGTGGGGCAGTCTTATCGCCCCATATGAGCAGCTTGGTATGTCGATCGGAGAAACGTTCGCTGCCGGTCTCGCCAGGACGAAGGCAGTGCTCATTGCAGAAGCCGCGGACCTCAGGCGCATCATCGCTCAGTTTGGAGCAATCCCGGGCTGGTCGACAGGCGGCGGTGGTGGCGGCGGCGGCGGTGGTGGCGGCGGTGGCGGCGGCGGCGGCGGTGGTGGTGGCGGCGGTGGCGGCGGAACCGACCCCGGTACGCCACTTGCTGGCGATGCGATCAATGTGTTCAGGAATAAAGTAGGCGGATGGATTCGGGCAATCGTGCTTCGGTACGAAAGGGCAGTTGCAAGCATGTTTGCTGGAGACACCAGTGCAGAGAAGACCGCCTCTATGAACGCATGGAAGGGAAAGTTCAAGACAGACTTCCTCGATAAGCTAACCGCTCTGCAGAGGATTGCTGCCCCTACAACTAAGTCAGATGCCGAAGCTCTTTCGCTGTTCACGTCAGCAGGAGCAATGCTCAAGGCCAAGGGTCTTGCAAAAGGCGGTCCAGTGCTTCCCGGCGGAATGTATACAGTTGGTGAGAACGGCCCGGAGACGCTGTTCGTTGGTCGCTCGGGTGGTATAGTTGTTCCTAACGGAGTAGGGGTCATGGCCGGAGGCGGCGGATCTTCAGTTAATGCTTCGGTGACAATCAACAACCCTGTCGTACGTAGCGACGCCGACATTCGGGCGCTTGCTGATAGGGTCTCAGCAGCGCAGGCAAGTCAGCTGCGAGGATTTGGCGTTAGGTCATAATGAGCGACATTCGAGTATTTCTTGAATTCAAAATCCCAGGCAGAAGCACGGCGATATTCGACTCCACCTATGGCAGCGAGGGATTCGTTGACATCAGCGGAAGAGTTGACTATGGGTCGCTTTCCTGGGAGAATGTTTCAAGCTCAAACACCGCCACAGCGAAGATTAAGATCTTTACCGTCGACCCAATAGACACGTCTGACTACACAACCTTTACCGACCCTGCCGGATCTAGGGACAGCCTTACTACAGCCGTCTCAAGCCCGAACTGGTACTTTGACGTTGCGGACCGCGCAGAGCTAAGGATTCACGATGTGTCTGCCGGAGCTGCTGTCCAGAACCACACGGTGCTCTTCTCCGGAGTGGTTACTAGGGTATCGATCTATCGTGAGCCTGGATTCATTATTCAAGAGCTCGAGGTTGGCGATGCGGTTCAACTGCTTTCCGAGAACATCATCACTAAGTACTATCACGCGGCAGACTCCCACGCTGATGACGCAATCAGCAATGCAACAGCAATTACGCACACCGTAACTAATTATTCCTCACTCCCGATCCCAGAGGCTGGTTCCTGGAACGGTATCCCACACCTCAGCACGAGCTCGGCCGGTCTTCGAAAAAACATTATCGTAAATCCAAGCTTTGAGGACGGGACGTCTGGCTGGGCCGGAGAGTCCTCAACGATAGCCCAAAGCTCAGCTCAGTTTTTCTCTGGGGCCGACTCACTGCTCGTCACTGGCTCAGCGACTATCGGATCTGGAGCGGCAGTAACAGGCTCATACAAGTCGGTGGTTGTTCAGTCCACCGCGTACTCCGCGGCGGGCAGGATTAGGCTTGTCACCGGCACGACCACAGCTCAGATTTCCGTTGCCATTAGGTGGTATAACGCTGCAAACTCATTGATCTCCACCAGCACCGCTGGCACTGCAGTAATACCAACCTCCAGCGCATGGTCAACTGTCTACGTCGGTCCAGTGAGCTCACCAGCAAGCGCCGTCTATGGCGCTCCGGTATTCTACGCAACCAACGCGATTGCAGCCGATTGGTACCTTGACGGCGTTCAGATGGAGGCCGAGACGTACGACGGTACGGTCACCTACTTCGACGGAAGCACGGCGAGCGCTGGGGGAACAACCGGGGAAAGGGCAAAGACGACCTCTGACGGACGCAGGTACCGATTGGACGAGGACCCGAGCACGCTTAGCCGGTCGTGGGTATACGCAACGATATTTGACGCAACCAATGAACCAGCGCGGTTTGACAGCACGCTGGATAGGAGCACCTACGTCTCTGAGATTGCTAATGGGTCGTATCGATTCAGTCCATACTTTGTCGACACCGGAACGTACCTCCCAGAGCAGAGGGGCGGTAGGACGCTCCTCCAGGCGATCCAGGAGATGGCCGCCAATGAGGGTGCCGCTTACTGGATCGACCCAGGCTACTTCGACATCAACGGCAATCACGTAAGGCGCCTCCACTACTCCTCGAGGGAGATCAATAACCTCGTATCGAATTCCGTGTTCGAGGACGGCTTGAGTACAGGGTGGGACCTTACCAGCCTCGGCACATTTGCTGTTGACTCTTCAACATCCGGCCCTTACGGTGTCGGCTATTCGATATACGCCAATGGTGCAACGCACTCGGACGCAGAGATGGCTGTTGGCTCACGTGTTGCAACCACAGCAGGAGATGTGTTCTTCGTAAGCTGGCGAGTAAAGACGGGGAAGGCAAACAAGTCACACCCACATGTTCGGTACTACCACGCAGATGGAAGCATCCATGGGAACAGCCACGGGTATCAAATCTCCGACACGCAATCTATTGAGGGAAGGTGGACAACCGGATGGGGGATAATCTCAACGCCAAGCGG